TGTATCATCATCACTATAAGCAGAATCCCAAGTTATAAAATTTTTCGCTTGATCAAAAAGAGCGTCTCTATTTAATCTAATATATTGCTCTTCATTAGCTGTTGTAATTAAAAACTGCACTACACTTGTATTTATTATACCACCAGAACTTCTAATTTTAAAAGGATTTGAATTTAACCAAGATTCTACAGATGAACCAAACGCAGCGGGACCAATAGAATAGGTACCGTTTTTTAAATAATCAACACCTTCATGTTCAAGATAATTAGAAGAAACAGGTTCATCAGAACTAAATAAAGGTCTGTATATTCTTAAATCCGTTAAACCACCATCATGCATTGTTATAACAAATGTACCATCTCCTTTGACGGTTTCTTCTACAGTAGATGTTCTAAGTTTATTAATTTCTGAAGTTATAGTTGTACCATCTAATTGGTCAGCTAACGCCTCGTGATCAATAATTTCATCAGTAAATAAAGAAGATTTTAAAGTAGCACCACTGACTGATTTTGGTATTTCTACAATAGTTTTGTAGGTACCGTATCCAACACCTGGATCAGCTTCTGGTATAATACCTTCTAAAAAACTAGCACCAGCTTCAAAATTTCCTGTGTCAAAATTATAAACAGTCCCATCAGTGGTGGAAACCATAAATCTAAATGGCGTTCCTGGAATACCGTTTATATTGTATCTTCTATTACCACCAGAAGTACCAACACTTGTACCTGTATCAATATTATATATAGCATCTCTTTCACGTTCTTTTGAAGCTATAGTATCTTGATTTTCTAATATCAAATTAGCATGATAATCAAAGAAAATATTATCTTCATACTTATCCTTTAAACTTGTATTAGGGAACGTAACATACACTTCAAATGTTTTGCTTATTATTTTTCTATCTTTATTTTTAGTAACAAAACTAGTTATACTATAATATCTAGATGATGGTGATTGTCCAACAAAAGCTTGAGGATTTTTATCAAAATAATAACCATCAGGTACTGTTAATTTTTTTGTAAATATTTTAACTTTTTCACCAGGATTACCAGATATATTATATCTTGTAGATTTAGCACTATTACTTATAGTAGAAACGCCTTTTATAATATTAGAATCACTTACAAAAACGTTTTCACGTATAGGAGAGTGATCATTTAGTATTATTTCGTTTTTGATCAATGTTGCAAATCCAGTAATAGGTAAAAATAAAGTTTTAAAATTAATTATCTTTATAGTATTAAATTCTATTTTAGCTACAACGTTATTTGAATCATTTATAACGGTTTGATCATTAATAAAATTTATTTTTTTTATTTCTGATGGTAATATACCCGTAGAAAAATCTTTAGCATCAATAATATAGTCTTTATTTGATGATATAATAATTTCTGTAGTTAAATTTTCTACATTTTCATTATCACCTACAGTTAAAACTTTTTGTTCTACTGAGAAATTTTTATTTGCTAAATTTGTTTTAATTATTAATCTTGCCATTAATTTTTTTTTATACGGTTGTAATATTTGTAGCCTTTCCTAGACCTTGAAAAGAAAAATCACCAGTATCTACATCATCAGAAGTTTGACTATAACCAGTTAAATTCACGCCTTTTATATATTCAAAATATTTATTTTCTTTATTAACAAATTCTCTAACAGTACCACTTTGTAAATCAGTTTTTATTTCTTCAACATACCATCCATCTTTTGCAAAATTATCTTCTATAACTTGACCAGCGCTATAAGTAGTTGTTGATGTATGTATTTCGTAATTATTTGTTGCTTGTTGTTGATTTACAGCTCCAAAAGTTGTTTTAGGTACAACTTTGGATTGTGAACCCTCGTAATTTATAGTTTTAAATCTTTTTACTGTTCCTTGAGCCTGATTAAACATGGTTTTAACCATAGAATAATTATTATTACCATAAAATGAGTTTCTAGGCATTGTAAGTTTTATATCATCTCCATTACTAGTATAAATAATACTAATTAAATTTGGTAAAGATAAATTTATTCTTTGTAATAAACTATTATAAGAAGACACAGTTGTACCATATGGTATTCCGTTACCACTAATATTCATACCTTGCAAAGGTTCACTAACTGGAGACGCTGATACAAACGGGCCACTTCCTCCACCTGTTATTGTTGTGTTAATTTTTAAATCATAATGATGCTGCCACATCTCAGCAGTATTAATACCAGTAGTACTATATGGTACTCCCCAAGGATCGTTATTTGTTTGTGTACTATAGTTGTTTGAAGCAAAAGTATAGTAAATATTATTATGACTAATACCATCTTGTTGTATAAAACTTTTAAAACTAACCCAACCTCTTTTGCTTTCAGTATAACTTAAAGTATAAGCTCTACTAATATTATCATAATCAGTAGTTTCTAAAGTTAAATTATATTGATCTTCTCTATCATCATAACTACCTATTAAAGCAGTTGCTCCAAGCATGTTGTCTTTAAACCAATCTTTCATACCTTGACTAGATATAGGTGTTAAACCATCTCTAGATAATCTTAAAACAGCACCTCTCGTTTTATCTGTAAAATATATTCTATATGATTCAGAAGCAAATGATTCTGGATTTTTAGATATACCATATTCACCACTAAAAGGTATAGCTTGACCAAGAACAGCTTGGTTAGAAGTTACATTAGTATTTCCATCAGCGTTAAATAGAGCATCTTTTTTAGCTAATATTTTAAATACTTTATTTTCGCAAAACGTAACTAAATCAGTATCTCTAGCAAATAATTTTTGTATACTACCATTGATAGGGTTAATATCTTTTGTTATAGGTTCTGCTTGAATAAACTCGTTAGTTCTATTTATACCGCTTGTAGAATTATATATACCAGAAAATATTAAACTACTTTTTCTTCTTTCTTCTTTGTATTTCTCAGCTAAAGGCATAGAAGCCTTAACACCTTTATCTATAGTAACAGCATTGTAATCATCTCTAATTCTATTAGACTCAACACCGTTAGAAAAGCTATAGCAATTAAAATAATTTAAAGTACGATTTAAGCTATGAGTTTTTGGTTTAACTTTAAATATATATGGAGTTATACCTGATTCTATTTCCATTTGAACGAATTGCTCGTCTCTTCTTGCGCCGTAATAATGACCTTCTCCATTCCAAGAGAATTTTATAGTATCACCTAAAACAGCAGCAGCAGCCGCGCCAGATGCTGATACAGTTTTTAATACTTGAGGATTTGTTTGTGATTGATTAATCCATACAACATTGCCTTGAACACCCACAACATCTGCGCCTGTAAGCGAATAAGTGTGACTTGCTTGGGTTCCAGATAAAATAGCTTTACAACCAACGGGTATAATTTCTTCTCCTCTAAATCCGTAATCAAAGTAATGAGCATTTGTCTGAATACCAAACTTATCAATATCAGTATCATCAGGTCTACCTTCGTCTGATCTAAATCTTTCTAAATTAACTGGATATGTAGGACTAGCTGCATAATAAATATCTAAACCAACATCTTCCATAGGTTCAGTTTCAAATACAGCTGGATTCGTACTCATTGGTTTGTAAGCCTCATCACCTTTATAAGGAGTAACAATTTCAATAGTTGTAGAGTTCAAACCTCTTTCATGTAATCCAAAATGCATTCCATCTACATCTCCCTCACCCATAACACTGCTTTGACCTCCTGTAGGAGCAGAACCACTACCACCTGTATAATTCCAATAACTACTTAAGTTGTAAAAACGCTCAAAAGTTGGTAATCCTCCAAAATCTTCTGGAAAAGTATCTTGTGGTACTCTCCACCACCCTCCGCCTCCACCACCAAGAGACGAATAGATCTTAGAACCACCTTTTATATTACAATTACCATCAGCATCAACATGGTTTAACAAAGGATGAAAGCCCATATTAGCTGTTCCTAAAGGGACACCTTCACTACCTATTTCTTTATCTAAAGTAATCGTTACTCTTGACCTGTAGTTATATGGAGCTCCTCCAGTTAATTCTCTATCTCTATTAAATAAATCAGATATAAAAGCTGATTTTCCAGCTTTACTAGTTGGGCCTGGATGAGCGCTACCATGAGGTGGCGCTACGCCACCGCCAATAGAACCACCGCCAATTATATTACCTGCCCCTGTACCATCATCATATCCCCAACTACCATGAGAAGGTTCATAATTAAACACTTTAAGCTCAACATCTGCTTTAGTTACAGTGTATATAGTACTATTAGGATCTTGAGAAAATCTAAATTGAGTACCAGGTGTCATTATTAAATCAGCAAAAGCAGCTTCATCTTCTTGATGAATATTTAAATTATGATTCCTAGTGTCAGTGTTAACACTACCTATACCATAAAAAGATAAATCCATTTTTGAAACACTAACGCCGTTTACAGTTGTTGTCCATATTCCATTTCCACTGTAATTAGCAGCAGCTCCTGCTTTATCAATAAACCATCTTTCTGTACTTAAAGTAGCGTCTGGCCAACCGTCAGAAACTTCACTTTTACCATAATATAATAAGTACCAATTTTTTCTTAATTTCTCGATAGTATCAACTTTCCAATGCGGACATATACCTAAATGTCTATTTGCTGTAGGTATACCAGCTGTTGTTGTATCTGTTATGGCTGTAAAATTATTCGGTGTACCACTATATCCTTTTAAATCATCTTGATCACCCCAGATAGCTGGTAAGAAATATTGATTAGGACCACCACCACTTTCAAAACCTAGATCCATTCCACGATCTCCTAATTCTGGTTGAATACCCTCTGCTAATGATAAATCTAAATAACCAGAAGCATCACCAAAAGGTATCCATCGATCTGTGTATGTTGAAGTTACTTGATCACAAGCAATATCTTTACCACATGTTGTTCCCTCCCATGAGTGCAATCTAAAAGAAGGCCAATCATTTTTTACTGGTGATGGGTCTATAAATATACCAGGATTTGTAGGTAGTGGAACACCAGACCCATCAACATTTAATAAAGAAAAACCAGCATTTCCATGACCACTAGTACCATGATTCCAAATGTTATTATGATAATTGTTAGCTGCTGGAATATCTAATAAATCAAAATATTTATTGAAAAACCAATTACCGCTATCAAAAGTTGGATTTGCAGAGACTCCGGGTCCCATTGGCCAGTATTGTGAAGAAGCTTGTGGTGGTAAATCTAGTGAATTAGTTCCATCTCTAAACGGAGCATCACCAGCATTTGGACCTAAACTACTAACTTCTGTTATTTTTTTATGTCCACCACCAGAAGTAACAGTTGGTAATTGCCATCTTATACCAATAGGTATATAATTGTATTCAGTATTGTTGTACTGTCTATCAATATTACCATACCATCTTCCTTTGCCAGATCCAGGTGTACCAGTGGCACCTGTCATCCATTCTTGAACGCCTGGATGTGCTACGCATATATATTTTAAATCTTTAGCCATTAAAACCTGCCAAACATCTTCTGGTTTTTTACCCGACAAAACAATATGCGTTTGAAGTTCTGGATCTCTTAATAATTTAACAAAGAATCTACCTTCAAATTGAGCTTTATCTTCTATCTCTTTGGTTCTAACTTCAATAGCTAAACCAGAATCTAAAGATTGTGTAGTTTGAGATGATGCAAATGATAAGTCAGGACCCATCATAGTTTTTAATGTAATTCTAACTATTTGCTCTTCTTGACCCGGTATTTCAACTTCTCTTTCCATGCTTCCACCTCCAGGTAAAGGTGTTTCTTCCATATATGTTTGAGCAGGAGAACCTATATAAGATATATTAGCTACATCATACCATTTTGATTTATGTATTGAATCAAAAGCAACAGCGCCGTACATTGTTGGTTCATTATCAGACTGTGTTACTCTTATTTGTGCGCCAACCTCACCTTCTAAACCATTTAAAACTGATTGGTCAAAATATTCAGCGTAAATATCTATATACAATCTATTTGGTAGTGGTAAACCTGTAGTGTGAAACATTCCAGCGTTTGATGTTTCTCCCCACCCAGGTGGTGGTGGCATCATAGGTACGGCTCCCCAAAATTTATATCCTGATTTAATAAAATTAGGAGCGTCATTTTTTATATCTATTACTTTATATTTAACATCTGTATCTACAGGTACATCAGTGTCGTGTTGTTTCTTCAACATTAACATTGTTCTTTCACTAATTTTATTTCTTTCTGATGAAGGGAAAGAAATCCAAACACCATCATCTTCAGCATCATACCATCTATCCATAGCTAGATTATAGTACTCGTTTGAAGTTTCTTTTACATAAAAAGTATAAGATTCAGCCCAAGAAGGTGGATCACCTTGTAGACTAACAGTTAGTTTATTTTGTAATCTTGCAGATTCTTTACCTATTTCTATAGAACCAGATTGAGACGTTAAAACAGGTGTTTCTCTACCATACCTATCTCTATAAACTACTCCAACTTGGTATGTTCTCATAGATTTTAAGGATTTCAAAGGTAGTTTAGGTAATTCTTCTATACTAGATCCTAATGAATAATCTTTAGGGGAAACAGCTAAATTAAATATAGGATTTACTTTTTTGTCTTGTTCATCTATTAAGTTATAATTTTGAACATAATTGGCAAATATAAGTCTATTAGCTGTTATTTCTTGAGCTAAAGCTTTTCTAGGTACATTATCCCAAGGTCTAAGCATTTGATTAGAAGCAACAACTTTATGTATTAATTCCGATTGAATGTTATACTTACCATGATTAGCACCTGTACCAGGTGTATTCCAGTGATTTGAAGAAGAACCAACTGGTGGATTATCGTCTTTTTTAAATGTTTGAACAGTATAAACATTTGGTGAATTAGATTCTTTGTATAATAAATCAATTTCTACTACATCTTTTGGTCTATTTTTAGGATTCCAATCTAAAACATTTAATGTTCTAACTTGATTAGTCATACCTAAATTATAACCTTTTTTAGGTAAATAATCAAATTCTCCTGGCATAAAAGCAACCTCTGACCAAGGACTAAAAACAGAATACTCACCGTCTTCATATTTATATCTGTATGCAAATTTAGGAAATTTAAACTCAAACATAGCAGGTATAATCTCTGCTTTTACGTTATATATGTCAGTATACTTATATCCGTCAATTGGCATGTTAGAAGATATAGCTAATATAGTACATTCAACACCACCAGGTATATCGTGTGGAGAATCAGTGTTTACTGTGATTAATTGGTTGTTATAATCAACATCAGAAGAATGATGAGTGTTTGAATCATAGACCCAAGTAAAAATAGGATTATCTATTGCAAGTCTACAACTAGCTTGTTTAGCATTATTAAATTGATCAACATAATCATAAGTTACATTTAACTTCATACCATTAGCCCAATCGAGTCCACCAGACGCGTTGGGTAAATTAGCATCAACATCTATCGGTAATATAACTTTATCACCAACATTTTTTAACTCTCTAGTTGCTGTATAAAATATACTTTTATCACTACCGTCAATAGCTGTACCACCAGGATTTATAGCTTCAGCTATATTGCCACTAACATTACCAGTAAGTTGAAGCGTGTTTCTATCTTGAGGCATATCTAAACCATTGAAAGAAGCTTCTAAAACAACCGAACTATCTGTATTGATATCAGCCTCATCAGTCCAATCATACATTTGTATTTTTGGAGGAGCAGTAGGTCCTTTTCTAATAACAGAAACATGCTTCTCTAGCGCATACATCGGTCTAGATACATAATTAAAATTAGCATCATAATCTTGAGTTCCTCTAATAGGGTGTACAACTGGATCTGGAGTGTTTTCATCAGCCCATTGTTGTTCCTCTAGCATCGCGGTAATAGCATCCAATAAGGTAGCCACTATATTTTGCTTTAAAGGTGATCTTAATTTTAATTTTTTCATATTTATATTATAATGTTGAAGTGTTGTCTACTAAAACGTTTCCTGTACAGTTCTTTGTCGTTAAATCCATAGCTCCTGAATAACATGATTGATCTTGAATACAAGCGCAGAATTTGCTCTGTCCAGAATTTGTATCTAAAAAAGGCCAATCTAAACTTCTAGCCTGTGTAACTCTTTGTGCTGTGCCCACGTATATCATTAAGTCTTGCCAAGGCCAATTACCCGTCCAAACACTACCGTTATTTTCACAACCTATCCGATCATTATCAAAAGATGTATTTGAACAACTACCTGTACCATCATATAATCGTAATTCTCCATTTGTTATATTATTACCATCGTTATAGTTATGTTGTCCGGTTAGCGCTCCTCCAGCAAGAGTAGCTAAGTTTACGCCGTCATCTAGATATATCGCGCCCATATCGGTTTGATCATTAGTATTATCAGCTATAATTATAGTGTGTAAATTAGGTTTTTTACGTAAATCTAGCATTTGTAATTGATTACCACGTATATCTAGATATTCTAAAAGATATAATCCAGGTAAAGATCCAGCTTCTGTACATTTATTTGCTAAAGTAGTTAAACCGGTATTTGAGTTTAAAGTGTTATCGTCGGGAAGTAAAAGCACTCCGCCGGTATGATTTTGGTGACAATCTCCAGGTTGTGTTTCACCACCTAAATAATAAGTCAAGTCTATATCAACTTGAGATAACATCATACCTCTCATTTCTAAATGTCTCATATTTGGCATTCCCGTGATCCATGTTCCAACGCCACCGTTTGTTTGTGAATCTAAACAATCAGTAGCGTTTATACTTCTACCAGGACCTGGTTCGTCAAAACAATATCCTGTACAACTAGGATCTCCGTAATCACAATCAAAATTTGAAGTTGTAGCTAAAGGCAAAGAATTATTATAGTTTATAGATTTATGAAATAAATCAACAGCTACTTTACCACTAGCTATATTATTTCCAAAAGCATCACCCATACGTAGTTGATTCATATTAAAGTTTAATTTTAAAACTTTTAAATTTTGTTGGGAAACAAAACCAGTATGCCACTTTGCAACCTTATTATAATAATGTGGATTAAAATTGTATCCTTGAATACCAGAACCGCTATAATCTAAGTATGTTATATTTCTCCATTTTTCAAAACCTGTCCAATCTTCAATTAAACCATTCCAATGAGGCGCATCATAATTAGTACCTGTTGCTAATGTTGAGTTTGGATTGTACCCAATAGCTCCTGAACCTTGATTATCTCTACTAAAATCAAAACCTCCATCATAAGCACAACAAGTTATAACTGAGCTAGTACTAAAACTACCTTGCCAATTGTCGAAAGGTTCATCAGTTTGAGAACCACCAGTACCCTCATTGTCAATCCACATCCATTCACCAACACCGTAATAACCCCCAGAGCCATCTGGACCAGTATTACCAGTGTTATCCGCCCAATAAAGCCAATCACCATTATCAATAGCACTATCTATAATACTTTGACTAGAACCACCTCGCCCGTACATAGGGTGTATTCCTAAAGGATTTTCACCCCAATTATTTAAAGGTTGAGGTAACGCCATTGCTTGTTCAAATCCATCCATTGCGTCAGGATAACTTACAGCTGCGGTAGGAATATTTAATCCCATTTGACAAGGAGGATAAGCACATGAACCATCATCTATAACTGGAGCGATTGATACGGGAGCACTATATGAGCCATATGCTGTAACACCCGGTAAAATCGGAAATTGATAACTTGTAGTAAGAACAGATGGGTGAATATGCGTGATATAATTATTCGCTGTTGGATCCGTACATCCCATATACATGCATGAACCGTCCTCTATATTTGCAGCAGCATTCCAATTCGTAGCTTGTGAATCTGTACATCCCGTTTGGTACCAATATGCACTACACGAATTATCATCAATACAAGCGCACGGATCATAATTATCAACTGCATAACCCGCCACACCACACGGTGTTGGATGGTTTGCACACACTGGACTACTTGATCCATAATAAGTTATAGAACTTGCATTATCTGGAGTTTGGCAATCTGTAGTATATACAGCGTCAGGACCATAACCATTTACATCAGCATAACCAGTTAGAATGTTATATCCGCTAAGCGTATTATCCGTACATCCTGTCGTGACGCACGCTGTGGCAGGTGGACAAACACTTGTTCCGTTAACCATATCAACGACACATTGACCTGGTAATCCCCAATATGTAGCTGGTTGAGAACCATCATCATTTTCACATTCACAAGGTTCGCTTATTATAACAGCATTATATTTAGCTCTACCCACTGTGTAAGAAGATCCTCCAATACCATTATTTAATTTAGCAATTATAGAAGACCAACCGTCGGATAAACTAATTAATACTCCGGTTGTATTCTCTAATGCATTTTGAACACCATCAAACATTAATTGATTTTGTAACCATGACATAAAGTCATCTATACTACCATTAGGAGCGTCACCTGTTGAATCTGAAAAATCAAACCATGTTTTTGTTCCGTCCCAATTATTTGTATTAGTTATTTGGGTATCAAAACCAGTTGTTAAAGGTACTAAAAGATCATCAACTTGATATAACTCTATCTTTGTTATTCTATTTTTATAAGCACCAGCGTATCCAGCGGCTCTATTAGGATCAACACACCACTCAACTGGAATAGTAGCACTAGAACTAAAAGCATGCCAATAATATAAATTACTAAAATCAATATTATTTAAAGACGTAAAACCTATTAAATCATTTATAACTTGTTGTTCGTTTAAATAAAAGAAAGCAGCATCTGAATATATATTAATATTTTTATTTAAATGATTAACAGTACTACAACTATCTACATCAAACTCTTCATGGAATGTATATAGATTATCATCACAACAACTATCCCAATTAAGATTACCTATAGTAAACACACCATTACCTTGAATAGGATCTTCACAACCTACTTGGTCATTGTCGTAAGCTGGTAAAGACGCTCCACTAGCATCGTGACAATATCCAGTACCTATTATATCTTCATTACAATCATAAGATAGGTTTGGATTATAATTTGTTACTTCATAACCTAAACTAGGCGTACAAGCCCCAAATAAAGGATTACCATTAGCATCGAAACCAACAAATAAACCATTAGAACAATAACCATGTATATCTGGATTATCACCAACAGCGTTATTTATACAACCATTATATAAACAAGATCCATCATCAATAGAAGCTTGAGAATTATAATTAAAAGCATCTGAATCTGTACATCCTAATATTGGATAAGTACATGATCCATCATCAACAGTAGCATCAGGATCGTAATTAGTAGCTAGTGGGTCTGTACAACCATCGATAGGGCAGGCGTCGTAATTTTTAACTAATTCACTTGGTACATTTTCTTCTACTATTAATTTTGTATGTTGATCAAAATCAGAAAAACACACGTTATCACTAGAACAATAATGAGAAGTTGGGGATGTAGAAGTAAATGAAGATGACGAAGAATTAGAACCTAAACCAGCATTATAACCTGATCCATATTGAAAACTATTAGATCCTAATTTACTTCGTTTTATATTTATTTTTTTTGGTTCAGAATGATTATCTGTCCAGAATATCATACCATCAATGATATTTATAGCTGTTATATTTCTCTCTTTACTGAAATTCAAAACTCTATCACTATGGAACGATATATTATCACCAATAGCAATTAAATTATCTATATTTTCACTTGTATAAATAGTTGCTTTAGCACCACTATAAGTTATTTTTTTAATATAAACTTTTTTAGCTAATTGAAGATTATCAGTTGAGATAACCATACCCCATTTTAATTGAAGAGAATTATGACATATTTCAATTTGAGATTGATCACAACCTGCATAAGCATTTCCAACTTTATGTATTTCAGATTGAACTTTATATACGTCAACAAAAACAGCTCTTTCTTTGTCTTGCCAAACATCACTAACAGCTTTAGATGTATCATACTCTATTATTCTATCCATCCAAACACCAGGGTTACCAACGGTATTTAGTGTTAACGAGTCATCAGATGTAGACGCTACAAATCTATATATCTTATCTGACATTGGATCTGCAATCGAGGCTATATGATCATTTATACCATAGTATCTACCGTTAACAAATGTAATAGTATCTTGTTGATAAAGACAATCACCTGGGTTAGGAGTGTTAGCTACATAACTATAGTCAGAACCTTGTATAGCTTCTGTTACTTTTATATTACCCAATATATTTTGTAAAGCCCCAACATCTGAATCTTCAGAGGTTGAAACACCTATATTAAGCGCTTCTCTATATACACCTTGGGGAACTATTCTCTCATCGAGATCTTTCTCCATTTTACCACCGGTAAAAGTATTTTTAATCTCTGGCATTTTCTAATGATCTATAAATTTAGATTTACCTCTCATTATTTGAGCGATTTCTTCTATTTTAATGTTTGATAATCTTATTTTTGCTTTTCTAGTTTCAGCAATTTTTTCTCTTCTTAATCTTTGTATAATATTTTCAGGTACGTCAACCCTAGCGGCCGCGCAACCATAAGCTATCCACTTGTACATAGCTTCTTCAGCGAATTTATGTAATATTAATTCTTTGTCATTTCCATGACCATCACTTAAATAATGTAATATTATAGTTTTACCATTTAAGTTTGAACTAAAATGTATTAAACCTGTTTTACAATTTATAAAAAAACTACCGTTAATTTGAGCATGAGCACTTTCTAAACCATATCTTCTACCAGCATTAGTAAAATAACTATCAACATCTCTTGATGGAGTTGATGTTAAAGATTCATTTATAGCTACTGGATTTGAACCTGAAGATTTGTACTTACCCCAAGTTGTACTATCTGTATTGTCTATTATAGAAATACGTCTATTAGTAGTTGTATTAAAAGCAGTTGGAAAATTTAAACTAGGTTGTGATGATGTAAATTCAAACTCTGTAGCACCACTAGCTAGCGTTGTTGTTGTTACAGACGCTATAGTAGTTCCTTTAGGAAATATTGGACTTACTATTTCTTGACCAACTTTTATTCCAGATTCAGTTGTAGGGCTAGGCGCGACATTACCACTCACAATACCACTACCTTCCTTTACAATAAAAGCCACTCTAAAGGGACCTGTTGAAGCTGGCGTCATAGAGCCACTTCTAATCCTCCATTTACTATCTAATATACTTCTTTCTTCAAATAAATGTGGAGCCGCTGAATCAGTACTATTACCTGTTATAAAAAGATAATCTCCATTACTATCTTGTTGTATTTTATTTCCTTTTGATGTTTTACTTGTAGGATATATAATATGCTCTATACCATTAGCGTCACTCCAAGTTATTTTAGTATAATTAACATAATCATGAGGTAATCTCATTGTTAATGATGGTGGTAAAATTATCTCTTGTGACTTGCATGACTTTAAAGTATCATAGTGAAGTTCTTGGAAAGCTCTATGAGCATGATAACTAACATCAGCAGTCATCACATTTTGCAATATTTTACCTGCACCAACATAAGCAGCTGTGAAATTAACAATTATATCGTTTAAATTTATAAATTGATAATTACCGTATTGATAATGATCAGAGTAGTATTGATGTGTAGGAGTGTGTCCGTAACCTCCTGGTACTGGATGTTGTGGCATAATTATTTATTTTCTTGTTGTATACTTAAGTTTTCTTCAGCCATACCAGCTTGATAAAGCTGTTGGTCTTCTATTGATATACCAGCTAATTTTAATATTTTAGCTACCAAATCAGCTTGTTCAGATTGATCCAAACTAAAATCCTTACTATTAGTAGCGTTGTAAACAGGTTTTTCGTTTACAACAACATAATTCCATATAACTGGTTGCATAGAACCTGTTATTTGTTCGCAAGTACAACCTGAAGATATTTGTCCTGAACCATTCCAAACTTGTATTCTATAGTGACCATCGTCAAAAAATACCGGTTCTGTAAAAGCAGCAGCATGCCAAGGTGACGCTATTAAATCTTGAATTTCATTTGGATCCATTTCTATCAAAGTTCTTCTTAATCCACCGGCTGATTGTATAAATATTCTACCTGTATATAATCCACCAGTTGGTAAAGTTGTACAATTATTAACAAGCGCAGTATCAGTATAACTTATACCAGTTGTTCTTATTAACTTATCTAAAGTTATTTTAACCGAATCACCTAATATTTTTTGAGTTGGTTTTGCTTGATTAAAAGCAGCTAAATCATAAATATACTGATGGAATATATCATCTTGAGCTTGATTAGCAAATAAATTAAACTCTTGAGGAGTTAAGTATCCTCTTTGCTCTTTGTTTGCTAAAGCTTGTACTGTTTGATATACTGCATCTACATTTATCATTTGTTTTTATTTTTTATAAGGAAAAGCTTCATTTAATGCTTTTTTCCTTTTGTTGCAACCACAACCTTTTTTACCAAACACTCCATTTCTATTTAAAAATTGAGTGAAAGACTTAATACCAGTTGCGCTTGTAAATTTTTCTATTGAATCTCCTAAACCTTTTGATTTTGTATTTTCCATATAATTTAATTTTTAATAATGTGACTACCCCATTTGTAGGAGTAGTCACTTATTTTTTTATTGGTTAAATCTTTTTTCTATATTTGTGTATATTTCCATACCTTCATCAGTTTTAAACCAATGTGCTAATGCAGTGTATGGGTGTTCATCAAATGGAATTGTCATTAGTTTTCTTCCATTACTACCCCATAAAAAGTTTCTTCTATCAGAAGATAATCTTAATATTCCAGCTTCAACAGCTTTTATACCAAAATTTCTTAACATTACATTTTCATCATCCGCTAACTCTAAGAAGAGTTTAGGATTGTTACGAGCAAATACTAATAAATCTCTTCTAAGTTCTTTAGAACTTAAATCTGATACCTTAGAACCAACTTCTACACGCATAATAGCTTCTGCCATATCAATATCAACGCTTCTCGCGGCTGTTAAAGCATCAACCTGCATGTTTAATACATCTATTTCATCAGCCGCTAATTTAGCTGGTTTGTATTCTTCATAAATAGTATTTCTATGTGGATGATACAAACTTAGTAGTTTTTGTAAAGTTGTCTTTTCTTTTTCTACAAATAGATTTCCAGATCTAAATACAATATGTTCTAACCTTTGATCTCCTTTCATTTCATCTACAAAAGGTGTTTTTTGATTTTGACAATATTTAAGTTCTCTTTCATAACCTTTTTCTTCGTCAAAATAAAAAATATTTGTAGATTTAATTGATCTTGATAAAGGTTTTTTACCACCTTTTAGAATGTATAATCTATCTTTTATTTCCCATTCGTTTTTTGGTTTTTTTCTTTCTCTTGGTTTTTCTTCTACAACCAATTCTTCAATTTGTTCTTTTATAGTTTCTTGAACTACAGGTTCTTCAACCTTTGTTGTTTTTTGTTTTTTTGCCATAATATAATATATAATAAAATTAATAAAAAGAAAGGGTCGAGGCCGAAGCCTCGATCCTTAATATAAATGCTTACTTCATTAACATGAAGTTGTTAGCACCTTGAGTAACTAAACATCTTTCAGATAACATGTGTATCTGCATCGCGTCTAATGCTGAAGTAGCAGCACCAACCGAACCAGTAACCCATGATTTCATTCTTCTATCATCAGTTTGAGAAGCTCTATAACGAACATGTAAGAAAGGACGTTTAAGATTCTTTCCTAATTGTTGGTCATAAACTGTAGATGTACCAGCAGGTACAATAACTCCTCTAATAGCAGCGCTACCAGCAGCACTATTAATACCACCTCTTGTAGCTTTATCATTTAAGTATCTCATGTCTGATTTGTAGAAATCATAAGAACCTCTACGGAATCCAGAGAAACCTAAATTAAGTGCCATATCCTCAGAGTTGTTAAATACACCATAAGATGTACCACCAGCTCCGTAAGAATTCATTGAAGCTAACATATCATCAACAGCTAATGAAGTAGATCTATTAACAAACATCATGTTTTCTTCAATAGCACCTTGAGAGTCGAATTCAGCTAAAATAGCGTCAAACTCAGCTAAATCAGTAGCAGCATTAACACCTGTAATACCAGAAGTAAGATTACCTCTATCTTCAATAGCAGCGAATAAACCTTCAGTACCAGCTAAATTAGCACCAGCATCAGCAGAACCTCTAACTTGTCCATCAGCACCAAAACCAATAATAGATGCTGTAGCTGTTTTTTCAGCTTCTAGCATACTCATTTCTAAGTAATCATTGAAACGTGCCCTTGTGTCAGACTCAGCTTTTAAGTACCACATGTAACCAGAGCCACCTTCTTCAGAAGAAACTTCAACCCAACCGATTCTAGCTGTATCAGAACCTGATACTTCGTAGTAATCTTTTAAAATGATAGGTTTGTTGTGGAATGATTTGAATGTAGGCTCGTTAGCACCTCTTGATTCAGTTTTCCACGTACCAGTAGCATCAGAGTAAGATTGTCCTTTACCGTACTCAGAACCAATAACTAACACAGTAACAGTACCGTCAGTTAAAGCCGAAGCAGCTGTAGCATAAGGCTCAAACGAAACAACGTTTGAATCTGGAGTTTCAACAACTAGTGCTTTTTCAACAGAACCGCTTTGTGCGATTAATATCATATCATTAACTCTAATACCGTGAGTTCTACTAGTAGTTGAACCTACTGTAGTGTCACCATCTATATCAGCAGTAATTGCTAACGTACCGTTTGTATCACCATCAGCATCTAAAGTAGCTGTATATGATAAGTGTAATCTTGATTGTTCAGACCAAACAACTTGGTCACCCATCATAGATTCTTCAGCTCCAACTTGTGAAAGAAAACCAGATATAGTCCTAGGACCAAATACCTCTGCTTCTTTCTCCATTAGATCTGGTAAATATTGTTGCGCCCAACCTTGATTAGCTGTAGACGCAAGATCTAGATAATTTGAAGTTAGTGTTTGCTTCGCTGAAGCTGGAACACTATTCAAATTACTTCCTGCAGTAATTGCCATAATTAATAATTTTTAAATTGTTATTTTCTATTTTTAATTTTAAATTTAAAATCTTCGGAACTATCACCTATTGCTCTAACTTTAATCCCACTATTATCAACATTATTACTTAGTTGTTGTCTAGGATCCATGTTAACATTTTTAGATTCAGTTATGCTTTGCTTTAAAGCATCAGCTTTTCCTTGCTCATAAAAATGATTAGCTATCGCGTCTGGATTCATCGCGGCAAATAAAGATTTGTGGTAACCAGCTTCGTCTTTCATATGTCTATTTTCATCAAGAAACTTTCCGATAAAATTATTAATATCACTTTGCTGTTCTTTAACCTTGTTAGCATCACTAACATTAAATCTAAACCTCTTATCACCTACATTGTATTCAAAACCTTTGAATTCATCTCCAAAAAACCTGTTAGTTCTATTTAAAAAATTAGATTTAGCAGTTTCTTCATAATGACGTTGTTCTTCCGATTCTTTATTGTATCTATTAAAGAAATCAACCGCTTTCTGTTGCTCGCCAGTGAGTTTTGATCCAGCTTTAATTTCTTCATAGTATTTAGACTTTAAGCCGTCTAAGTGCTGTTTAGCGTTGGCAACTTGCTCTTTTAACGCTAATTTTTTTCTTTTAATATCTTTTTCATCATCCACATCTTCTTCGTAAGAGAATTGATCTTCCATAATAAAATTAATTTCTTCATTACTAAGATGTGGTTTTGTATTTTTATAATATTCATAAAGTAAATCTTGATTATCCATTTCAGAATAATCTTGATTTAATTTTACATAATCGTTTAAATCACCACCGGTTTCTTTCATAAAATCTACAACTTTTTGTATACCTTCCGGTAAATCTATCTTCTCTTCTTTTGCGGTTTCAACGATGTTTTTTATCTTATCAGTACTTTCAACTTTTTGTTCTTCTGTTATTTCTTCTAATACTGGGTTTTTTTGTGTTTCAACTTCCGACTGTACTTCTTCTTGTTCTTTTGGGGTGTCGGCATCTTTAAGCTCTGTAACCACTCCCTCGTCGTTAGTGTTATTTTCTTTAACTTCATTTTCTTCTGGTTTTATTGGTTTGTCTAAATCAACTTTAGTTATTGCTTCTTCAATAATCTCTGGTTTTTTAGTCATTTTTTCTTTAACCTTTGTAACGTTTCCTTTTGTTTCGTTACTGTTTGGTTGTTTTTCTATTTTTTCTTTTACTTTTAATGAACCAGTTTCGTTATCTACTATTGGTTCTTCTTTTTGTGTTTTTGCCATAATATAATATAATAATAGTTAATAATTGTTATCTAGGATTAAAATTACTTAAATTCATTCCACCAAGATTATCGTTAGCTGATTCAAAGTTTGTAGGTTCTTTTCTATTTGTTCTTTGATCAATCAATCTTGATTGTTGAGTTGCTTGCATTTTAGTTCTATCGTCTTTACGATTTTCAGCTAATATTTGTGTTTCTGTTTTTGTTTTAGCTTCCAATTGTTTTAATTGCATGTTGTATTGAAACTCTTGTTGCATTAAGTCTCTTTTTATTTCTGCTTCTTGTGCTAATATTTGAGCTTTACCTTGAGTTTTTACTTCTTCTAATCGTAACTGAGATTTAGAAATTGACTCGTTTTTCTTTATCTCAGCGTCAGCTGCGGCTTTAGATGCTTCTGCTTGAGCAGCACCTTGAGCTTGAGTTTGTTCTAATTGATTTTTTTGATCTAATTCTCCTTTTTTCTTTCTACGTAATTTTAATAATTGATTAGCTAGTTTAACGTTTTTAATAGCTCTAAGATCAATAGAATCTTCTAGTTCTATACTACCTTGAGATAAAGCTGCTTGAATATTATTCTCTAACATTTGTTTTTCTTCTTCGTCAGGTTCTAATTCCAAAAATATACCAAAATCATATAAATGTAAATTAGCCATTTCTTCTAACGTAGCAACGTTATGAGCACCAATAGATTCTATAAAAGCATCTCTTGTTGGTGAGTATTCTATAATATCAGAAACCCTAAGAGATAATTGTTCAGCTACTTCAGCTGTTAAAAACATACCACTATTTAATATATGTCTAGTAGCCGTATTAGAATTAGCAGCAGCCATTTTTTGTACACCTACTAATGACCTCTCAGCAGGTGTAGAACCATCTGTAGCCTCATTTAACCCAGTCACATCTCTTATCATTTGTAAATAATAATTATAAGTAGATATTAAACTTTGCATTTTTTGTCCACCAGCACCGTTTTGTATTTCTTGAATAGGTATTTTACCAGCATTACCATCACCATCCATAGTCATAGATCTACCAACAATACTACCTGTTTGGAAGAACATATTTAAAGCTTCTTGTGGATTATAGTTTGTACCATTACCTAAATCAACTTCAGCTAAACCATCTATATCTAAAAAAACACCATCTGGAGTCATTCTTGATAATACTTGTTGTATTTTTAAATGGGTTATTTGGATCATATCAGCGAAACCAGTTATACGGTTTACTAAAGAATCTATCCTACCCTCATACATTCTAGGAGCAACAATAGCATAGTTCATTTTAACTTTGGTATAATCACTTTTAGAACGCATCATGTTAGCAGCTTTTTCCCACTTAATAAGTTTATCAGTACCTAATATTAAAGCGCCCTCATAAAGACACTCTAAATTCCTGTGCATTTTTTCATATCTTTCATCAGATGACGGTGGATTAAAAGAATCATCTTTTTTTATTGCTTTTTCAGAACCAGTACTAGTCTTCTTTACTTTATAAACCTCATTCATATAGGTTTTATAATTAAAATATAATATGTCAACTTTATTATTATCCGCATCATTACGATTAGGATGACCATAATAATTAGTAAAAGTACCACTACTACTTTTAGCTATATCTTCTAATTCACTTTTATCTAAATAAGGAAATTGCTTTACTAACTCATTTATTGGTATTGATTTAACTTCACCAACGTAATATATATCATCAAAATAAGGAGAATCAGTATAAGAATAAACGAGATTAGCTGGATCTACGTAATCTATTGTCACACCTTCAGATGTATTAAAACATGTTTTTACAGCACCAATACCACAAACAACTAAATCAGAATAAAATCTTCTTTTTATTAAATCATATTGATTACCTCTCATTAGCATATTGATAGCCTGTTCTTCAGCTATTTCTATAGCTTGTTTATATTCTAATTGCATATGTAAAGCTAACTCATCAGGTGTTTCAGGTAATTCATCTATTTCACTATCTCTTGTTTCTATACCAAATTTATCTCTAACAAATTGATCAAATTCTTTTAATTTCATATCCTTTTGGATATTTTCCATATATTGTGTTCTTTTTTTAACACCGAAAGGATCTTGTGAGTAAGCTTTTACATCATATAATCTTTCAGCTATACCATTAACAACTATATCCACGAATTTAGATACTATTGGAACTGGTGTCCAATCTAAATTTAAATAGGACAAATCACCATTTATAGATAACTCATCCTTATATTTTTGTACAGATTGCTCTCCTCTAGCGTACAATCTTAGTCTATGAAATTTAGAAATATTGCTGCGATGTCTACTACTAGCCTTACCATATGTATCACTCCACCATTCATGCTGAATTGCTTTAGCTACTTTCAAACCGTAATCATAGCTCATTTTTTCTAAATCACTAACTACTTGACTTGGAAAGTATTTATTTATTACCGATTCAGCCATACTTAATTTTTAATTATTTTACTCATATTACCACTTTGATTATATTTAGTAAATCTAATATTTACTGGTTGTTTTTCTATTTTCGCATTAGGTGTATATAAATGCTTATTATTAGCCATAACAGCTAATCCAGAACTTATAGTAGCATCAAACTTTGTTCTTTTAGTAATATCAAATCTAGTCCAATCATTTAACGTTGTGTTAAAATACATGCTACCAAATGTACCATCTTGCTTCATACCAACATGGTCTTGTATATACATCTCAATCGCTGCTGCATGAGCTTGTTTTATATCTTCACTTGAGTTTGGTATTCCACCAACTTCTTTTTCTGCTACAGATAGTTTATTCCAAACTTTATCTGGTCTATTCATACTAAATCCTCTATAACCTCTTCTTCTAAGATAATAAAGTAATCTAGGTTTATTATTCTCCGCGAGTATTGGCATGCCGTAAAATACTATAGCCATAAGAACATCTTCAAAAAACATTTCCGCCGTAGGTGGTCTTGATAAGTATTCTAAAAAGAAACTGTTCGCAGGAGCGTCCTCCATACTAAACTTGGTTAAGCCATGTAATGCTCCTTTAGATCCTCTACCATCTACGGTTCCTGATATATCATAAGAGTCGCAACCAAACGCTCCCATGTGTTCATTACCAGGATATCTCACACCATTTTTTAATACAACTCTATTTTGTATTTCAACTTTTGGAACCCAACTTACTTTGAAACGTCCTTTTGGATCTGGATAAAAAATTACTTGAGAATCTTTAATTCCACTAACCCATTGAAAATTACCGGTTGTAACACCAAGAGAACTAATCATCTCTTCGTTATAATCTATTTGTTCGTATATTTTAATTAGATTAAATATACTACCTAAAGCTTCATCTCTAAAGGCATGTTCTGTTGTTTTAGGAAACTGTCTATAAAACTCATTTAACGCATCTTGATCTGATTTCAAACCATCAGCTTCGTTTTGCCAGTGTTCTATTATTCCAATATCTATTAATTCACCGTCTGGTCCGATAACATCATCGTCTGGATTATCAAATACTGGAACTCCGTACTCATCAATAAATCCTTCGTAGTTCCACTCCATTGGGATAAATAAAGAATACAAGCCAGACTTCGTTTGTCCATTGCGGTTTCTTTGTGTAACATCTGATGCATTATATAGTTTTTTAAAATTATCACCACCTTTATCTAAAGCGTTTGATGTAGATCCCATCATACACTTACCAACAATTCTACTACCTAATCTAAGACATGTTTTTGTAACCCTCCAATTGTTTAATATATTATCGGGTCTTTCCCATTTACCACTTTCGTCGTGTACTAGTAAATTTAGTTTCTCACCATCATAACTATTATCACCAGTGTTTTTCCAATCTATAGTTGTGTCTAATCCCTGTAAGTCCTCTAACTTTTCGTTAGCTGTTATTTTTTTACGAGTAAACTTACTTGCTGGTACTCTATACGCTAATTCTGTTTTTGGCCGATCCATACCATCTTGTATCGGTTTAAAAAAGAATGGGTAGTTTATACTTATCGG